CTTGGTCAAGTATGATAACACTTTGAATTGAAATTTGTTCCGACAACAATAATCGTAACAACTGTGGATGCTGACCACTAGAAACAAGAAACAGATCATCAAAACGAATCCCGTTAGCATTAATCCTATTATTAAGTAATACGCAATCGCTTCTAAAATTGTACGTAAATGATTGATTATACTTTCGCCATTTATTGTATGTAGTTTCGCCATCTGCTCTAACTAAATTTCCTATCCATGTTTTACTATTATGGAAGAAGTTACTTACAAAATATTGTAACATCTCTTCCCTCGTATATTTAGTAGTGAGTTTATGAAAGAAAAACCTATCATTACGTTTTAAAAATGTGTTAAATGATGAATTAACTTTGGCATTGTGCCTGTAAAAATCATAACTATCGGAAGTGAAGTGTAGTTTAATAGCCAGATATAATGTATAAGCGTCATAACTGTTCATATAGGTAAAACTGCTGTACTTGATCGCTCAACCAAGTTCAATTTTTCTGCCTCTGCTTTTATTTTTTCTTTCAATGGTTTGTTGATTAAGGGACCTACAGACGCTGTGTCTATATCATTGTCTTCACAATAATGCAATACAGCCTCCAAGTAAGATATTCTTTTGTCTTTTACAATGCCCTCTATAATAAGAGCAAACTTTTTACTATTCATTAACATACATCTATTATATCACAATATACTTATTTGTCAAGCTCATAATGATTTAACTAATTCCTTGACTTCTTCCCAAGTATTGTAGCAATCAAACTGAAATTGAAGCCTGGGTTTGTTTGTCGGACTAACCGAGTGTGGTTGAATACCTGTGTTTAATATAACAATAGACGAAGGATATTGATACGTAAACGCAATATCTGTAAACCAATTGTCAATACGTTTATTAGTATTTTTCGGTGTTGTATGAAAATTTATTGCTTGTGGCCAAGAAAGTGGAAACGTTATAGAAGTATTCCTATAGGTATCAATATGTCGTAATAGTCCTGCATTAGTATAATCACCACAAACTAAATTGTAACCAGCAAATCCTGTGCCTTTATCAGCGTCTATATAATTAAAATTCATCTTAAAGTCTTTAAATACATTAAGATAATGTTTTACTATTGGTTCTTCTAATAGTTTCTTATCGTAACACACCTCTTGTGGTGATACGTTTCCATGTGAGCTTGTATAGATTTGAAATTCATATTTGTCGTATAATTTTAAGAAATCATCAGGATTAAATTTTACTTGTGGAAGTTCTATTACGAAATCACTTATGTTTATTTTATTATCCATATCAATATGTGATAGTTTTTCTGTTACTAGGAAAACTATCAAACCCTTATAGCAGATTAAGCTGCCATTGCTAAATTGTTAGCATTTATAAGATGACTTTACGTTGTCAGCGACTAAACTCCAGTAAGTTTTAACTGTATGTCGAACCTATTTCCACCCCTTAAATTTCATTGTTTAAATGGTGGAGTGGTTGGGTATTGCACCCAAGTCCATATCAGGTATTATCTTACCTTCAACATTTAATTCTTTACTAAACGCCCTTTTTAGTTTTTCCTTGTACGTCAGTTTTATTATATGTATGAAACAAAATGCACGTTTCACCTGCACTAGGAATATCTACAGTTACTATTACTTCATCATTTTTTTCATAATACGTTATCATATAAACTGGTTCACCATCAGGTCTACTTCCTGATCTACCTAAACTTATGTGTTTAACGTCAAAGCCTTTATCATCAATATATTCTTGTGTTGCTTCTGAAGTGCCACATACTGCTGGTATTTGTTGCCAATATAAATCGTAATGTTTTTCATCAACACCGTGTTCAGCGTATGCTATACTTGAAATTAGTAAACTTAAAACTATTAGTATTTTTTTCATATTTCCCTTTAGCTGTTATGGTCGCAAGTAGGATATATTAAATCACCTTTTTGATTAATTCGACTATTGACTTTCTTATTAACTATTTATATTATTTCTATCAAAAAAGTCTTTAGTGTGTTTATAAAATAACTCTTGGTGTTCTTTGATTTTATCTTCACCGTGTATCCACTCTTGCACAAAGCCATCTTCACAAGCAGCCAGAATAACCGTTTGTTCTATCTTTTTATCAGGATAGATTTCTTCAAACATTTTAGCATATGCTGAACATTGTAAGAAGTTACCATAGTTGTAATCTTCATTTCTTTGTTTTGTACTGGTCTTAAAATCAATTACAGATAGTTTGCCTTTATATTCAGCAATACAATCTACTTGACCTGCAACACTAATCTCTTTTGAATATAGATATTCTTCTACACAATGGATGTTATCAAGTCTAGCAAGATAAGGTTTAATAATTCTAAACAGACCTAATGGTGTCACAGCTGTGATACCCATAGACTTCTCATCTTGGTTTCTAATATGATTTTCTATTAGTGTGTGGGTTGCCTTACCTCTATTTACAGCAGAGGCAGATATGTAGTTGGCCATCTTCTCACCAACTGCATTACGCCAACCTTCAATCTTTACTTTTCTTTCGGGAATCGCACCTAAAATAGAAGTAACAGAAGGCATATTAATACCATCAATAGTATAATATCTTATACCATCTTGGTTCTTACCTTTTACACCTAAAGATTTAGGTAGTTTTTCTTCATTCAGTTTTACATAATTAAACGCCATAATATACCTTCCGTTAAATATTATATAATCATTATATCACTTTTTACAAGATTAGTCAAGCACCTATATGCCTTTTTGCATATATTGTTCTATAATCTTGTCTTGCTCTATTTTTTTGTCATCATTAAGACGTTCAACAGCTCAACTAGGGTCATACGGTTCGTATACCGTTCTACCTTCATCATTTCTGTATGCTCTTAATACTTGCTTTCTATTTTCTTCAGCATTCTTGTATGAGCAATGTACCCAACCACTATTAGGTTCGTCTGGATTATGAAACTCTAATATCAGCTGGTCAAAATCTAACGAGTCAATGATGTATTTTGCTAGTTCAGCATTCGGCACGCCAAAGATTTCAAAATCAGCGGCTTGGCCTTTTGCGTGCTGTGATTTCGCACTTGAACCTATTTTTAAACATAGTTCAGGACTTCTATATCCTGAAGATACAGATACCACTTTGCCATAATGTTCTCTTACTTTTTGTAGAACATTATCACATAGCTTCTTTAAGTTATCCATATGATCTTCGCTTGGATTATTACTAATCCCATGTCTATCTGCTGTTTGTGAAGCAGTAAGTTCTTTAAGCGAAAAGTTTTTGCTTAGTTGCATTTAATTTATCCTTTGCATTTAGTTTTATTTTCTTCAAGGTTCTTACATCAAACCATAATTTAGATGATCTGTCGTTTCTTCTTTTTTCTTCAACTTCATTCACCGCTCTTTTTAGTTCTTTATGATGAGTTTTCACTTCTAACATATTTACCCCCTTGTAAGTTTTAACAATTTGTCCATCTGAGCCTTGATAATTGGTCCTCTATTTGGCCAATGTATATAAGGTTCATTGGACTTTGAAAGATTATATAAAAATGGTAACATAATCTTTTCAATTTCTTTAAATCTTGCTGTAGTATCAGCGTCCTGTATATCTTTGTTAACAGATTCTCTCTCTGCTACAATCTGCATAACCTCATTCATAGCAGATTTTATATCAGATACATCTGATTTGATTTTTGCTAATTCTAGTGGGTCAGCACTTGGCTGACTTGTTGTTTCTTCAACTGGTTTTTTGGATACAGGAGTAAAACCAAAGTCAACATCTGTATCAAACTCTCTCATAAAATCAGGTATGTCTGCCATATTTATTCTCCTTGCTTATGTTGGGTTTTAATTACTTGATTTAATAAGGTTGTGTAAGGATTAAAGCTATAATCTTTTACCCCACAACCTGTTAGTAGTATTAGCGTTGGCAGGACTATAAGTCCTGCCCGCATTGTATTGTACAATGAGCGGATTGACTTATTAGACTCAGGTATACGACCGTTGTTGTTCAGTTGCTCGCTCTGTACCCATATATTATTTATTTTTTGCATTTTGTCTAACACGGTGTTTTTTAACTACTTGTTCCGTCTTAATATCTTTAATACTTTTCTTACCATGTTCTCTTCCAAAGGCACTTTGTGGGTGTGCTTCTGCGATTTTTGATTGCACTTCTTTCCATCCTTGATCATGTCTATAACTCATACCACTAACACCTGCAACAATATTAACACTTGTAATCTGTTGTTTTACATGCTTGTTCTTTTTAAGATATGATTCCATTTCGCTTATTGACATCATGTCAGTAAACTCTTTACCAGTTTTGGTATTCTTAAATGTGTATAGAGGCATTTATTTTAAAGTTAGATGAAATAGTAATTGATTTGTTGCTAAAAGCATATCTTCTAATACACTTTCTAAATCCATTTGACCTTGCACTTTTGGATGCTGTGCTATCTTATTAATTCTAGCAACTTGTTTCTGCACTTCACCTTTTACTTGACTATTATCAGCATAGTTCATTATGCCAGGTCTTAATTCTGCACTAAACTTAATTCTAGTACCTGATTTACCTTGCCAAGTTTCTACAAACTCGTCATTTAGTTTATTAAATTTTTCATAATATTCACCTGTTGTTTCATGCTCAGAATATGACTCTGTTTGCCAATGATAACTTTGAATATCATTCAAAAAGTTCATGTTTAATTGTATAAAATCTGTTATGTTATTCATATTATTATTTAGTATTTGCTATATCTACTATCCTCTGTATTAAACTGCCTAGACCATTCTGTCTTTGCATAGTTAAAAGTTCTCTAACGCCTAAAGGTAAAAAGTCTTCTATAGTTAAACTAGCAACTTCGTCTTTAGGACAACCATTGCATAGGTCAGTAACTAACTTTGCTGTACCTTTTGTTATAAATGCGTCAGCGTCAATCTTATATATCATTGTATTATCTTCTTTTGCACCACCAATCAACCATAGATTACTAGCACAACCTCTTATCTTATTATCATCTGTTTTAACTTCATCTGGTAATTGTTCTACGTCTTTGGCAATGTCTATTAAATAAGCAAGTCTATCGTGTCCTTGCAACGTTTTTAGGTCTTCGCCTTTTTGTTGTATTCTTTCTTTTATCATCCTTCTTACCAAATATTCTGTCGTAATTATCTTTGTATAGTTGAGTAGGTATCCTACTTTTACCGTCCCACTTACCTGGCATTTTGTTCTATACCTTGTTTGAACCAATCAGGCATAACTGCACCATGTTTTTCCCATTTAGCAAATCTTACTTTTTCCAATATGTAATACTTACGATACGAACCTACAACATCACCTGGTATCTTACAATGATCAGGCATTGCTGGTGTAGCGTCTGTAGCAACTACATTCAATGGTGCATTTTTAGGTGGGTGTTTTAGTAGATCAGCAAGTTTAGTTATTGATACATGGTCTGTATCTTTTTGCCATCTTAATTTGTATTCTTCGTTTAGTGCTATGAAGTGATTAAATAACCACTTGTAATTATATGCTGACTTTAGTACCCATTGTGTACTAGGGTGACCTAACCAACCTGCCTTGTAAACTATTGCTTCTTCGTTAGAATTATCTAGTCGCCATCTTTTAATCTTACGACCATTCTTTGTAGTATCAAAATATTCTGTGCCGTCAAGTACTCTTTTAGCAGTACATAACATCTGAGCAGACTCTAGTATCATTTTGATAATATGTTTATCACACATCATCTTAGCCGCTGTCTTCGGGTCTTTGTCAACATAAAATATATTCATTAGTGTATTACCTTTCTCATTACATAGTTTAACATATCATATTCTTTTGCCAAGTCAATCATTTTATGGTACCACATTGCTTTAAAGTCATTGTTATTTGATTTAGCACATGCACTAGCAAGATTGTTTATTCTTTTAAGTTTGGTTGAGAATCTAATAGGTCTTTCAAATTTAAGAGTTAAAGTCATAGTATTATTATATATCATTTTGACAATAAAGTCAAGCACTAATTTTTGTTGTTATTCCAGTCATATATTTGATTTAATTTGAGTTTAATTTCGTCTGGATTGTCACCAAACTCTTTTGTTAAATCTTTGTATATTTTGAGTCGTTTATTACGACTTTCTAATACTTCTATTCTTTTTAATGCTCTGTCCATAGTGTCTGTTTTTGCCTCATCTCTTTTATCACGCCATTGATTTAGTGATATATTAGCAGCGATCAATAGTAATACTGCAAGTGGATCAAAAACAAATATAAGTATTAATATAATAATACGAACGGCACTATCAAAATGATCATTAGCATTGTCACCATAAATCAACTCGGCAACGTACTTTAATGGACCCACATCCGCTTCTAATTTTAATTGTTCTCTATTTATTGACGATTTGGAATTGTTCAAGTTCGTTATTTTTTCCATTGCTTCGTCTATTGATTTATTTAACAGGTCTCGTTCTTCTTTTTGTTTGTTTCGCTCTTTTAGTCCTCTAGTAACAAATTCCTTGTCAATATAAACGTCAAGTGCTTTATCTAGTTGAGCAAGTGTCTTCTCTGCTCGTGCTATAATCTTCTCTTCCTGTTTAATCTTTTTATCTATTAGTTCTATTTGTTCAGTATTACCTGCTGTAGGTTTAACTTGATCTAGGTGTGCCTTTGATAAGAAACCAAAGATACCTATTGATGTTATGAATATTAAAACTATGATTGATGTAAATAGATATGCCTTTAATGATTTAGGTATGTCTGAGCGCCAGTTATGATACAACCATGAGGCAGCAACTAACTTACCTACTTCTAATGCTGAACCCATTGCAATAATAGGTATATATGCACCAGCAAACAATGTTGCTAAACCAAGTATAGAATACCCAGCAGCAATTAATGATATGCTGATTGCACTTATAAAAGTTATTAATGTTAAAAACATAGTGTAGTATTATTTATCTGCCTTCAATAAGTCATCTAATGGTGATGGTTCTTTTTTTGGTTTTGGTTTTACAGTATTATAACCTATAATATAAGCAATCATCATACCCACTATTGTTATTAACATACCTAATACACCCAGCAATAATCCATATTGTAATGTCATCATTTATAATCCTCTCTCAATTTTTTTAGTAACCTTTTAATCTTAACAAAATAATCTTTATCACTAGCGTAAGCACCAAGTGTTTCTATTAGTATAAATGGATCATCAATACCATCATCTAACATTCTTCTATAATCTTTATAGGCATTATGATTGTTTAAAGTTTTAGTATAATGTAAAACACTATCACACTCATGTTCAAATACTTTAATGCCCCATTTTTTTGGTTTATCTTTCCAAGGTAACATATGAGGTTCTCTTAAATCATGTGTACGAATACCAAATAGGTTTTTACCTTCTCTGGCAAATCTACTTGTTCCCCAACCAGACTCTAGAGCTGCCTGTGCTACTAATAGTTCTAAATTGACTCTATTAATATCATTGTAAAAATGAATATACTCAACACACATTTTAACATTATCTATAAACAATTGATTACTATTGTGTTCAAAGTCAGGTAATGATGGCATAGCAGCTTCTGCTCTTTGTTTACCATCAAGTGTATATCCGTACCATACAAATGACATTGCTGTAACTACTACAACAAACATCATAGTTTTAATAAAAACTTTAAATTTTACCATCTTTCACTACTCTTTTTAAGTCTTTGATTGTTTTAGTTTTAGGCATTGTAACTGTATACCATTTATATCTTACCTTGTGTTCACTACTAGGACCAAATGATGGCACGTCATATTCTCTATTAAACACAAGTAAATCTTTTAAATAAAGATTGACTAAATCATCTAAAATATTCTCTTGGTGGTTTTTAGGTACAGTAGGTGTTTTCCAGTAACCTTTACCTTTGATTAGTTCGTTTAATATGTCTTTGTGTTTTTTCAATAGTTTCATTATATACCTTTCTTTACATAGTATTCATAACCATGTTCTTCAAACTTCTTTTGTGTAAAGACAAGGTTGTCGTTATCCAAATGACTTCTATATCCTTTGAAAATCTTTTTACTAGTTCTACCAGGAAAGTTACACATTATATCTTTTTGTAAATGTCCTGTATAGTATAGTTCCCACTCTTTTATGTTATTGTTAAGTACCTTGTCAATAATGACAATACCTTTTTTGATTTGTTTTTGTAGCCACTCATCAATGTGGTTCTTCTCACCGTCTTTCATAATATATTCTTTCTTATAATTGTAAACCTAAGTAGTTTACTTTTGGACTAAACGACCAAAACACATTATTGTGATTGCCCGAGTCTCCCAGGTTTTGCATTTGGTACAAATGTACCATTTCATGTACTAACGTGTCCATAAAATCTCTTTTATCAGGATATGTAGGTAACATCTCTAACTTGTATAATCTAGTACCTTTTCTTTTCCATTCAAAGGTTACTACTTGTCCTACACACTTCTCTCTTTGTAAATCTTTTATTTGAATTTGTCCGAACGGACTTAACTTGCTATTAAAAATAACATTGTTTAGAATTTTGAAATACTTTTTAATATCTTTATAGGTAGTCTTATATTGACGCTTAGAAGAAAACTCCTTTTTAAGAGCCTTTTTCAACTTCATTGCCTTCATTTTTCTAGTTGTTATTTTCGCCATTTAAAATTGCCTCTTTGTATTTCTCGTCAAGTTTTAATCTTAAATCAGCGGCAACACCATCAAGTATTTGTGGTAAGTATGCCTGTAATATAACTACTGAATCAATCATAAATTTATGTGCAAGTTTTTCAAGTTCTTGCTCCATAATATATGATGTATCAATATCTGTGCCTTTAATAGTTTCAGAAATAACATGACCAATTACTGCCTTGTTATAATCATCTGCCTTGGCAACATTAAAGATAGACCAAGACCAAGTATAGACAAATAATAAAAATAAAATTAAGAAAGATTTACGCATTGGCATGAGCCTCGTAAATTACTTCATCAACTGTATTCTCATCAATACCTAACATTGCAATATTATCAACTTTCATAATTTGAGTTCTAGCGTCTGATCTAGTAATCTCACCAGAAGTTAATTTGGCAATGATGTTATCAACTTTAGTTTCAGTAGTATCTTCAATCCATTGTTTTGTTTTTGACATTATATATTCTCCTTTGTTGTTTTCATATGATAATAATATCAGAAATCAACAAAGAAATCAAGCAAAAAATGGACAAATAATGTATATAAATCAATGGTTTTATAGGGTGTGACACTCTGTCATGCACCCTATAGTTGAATATTATAGAATCACCTATTAATATTTATGTTTTAGGACGTTTTGTAATCTGAATTCCAACCAAACGCTTCTTTTACCACAGCGTCTGTTAGACCTTTGTACTTTTTATTAAGTGCTTTGTCTTTTACTGCGACCATAAGAGCAGCGTCATCTTTGTGTAGGCCTTCAAGTAACTGAATAAACATCATTTCTTTTTTAGTTCTAGTTAGTTTATTGTCAGCGCCTTCTACAAAGTGCCATAGTCTTCTAGCTTCTGTGAATAAAGTAGTATGTTCAGTACCTGCTGGTGCGTCATTCTCTTTGTATGGTGGTACACCTTCAGGTAAATCCCATTTGATTTTAGGATCAAATGCACCTTTTATAACTTGTCTTAAAGGTACAGAGTCATTCTTCTTTAAAACAGCAATCTTTGCTGGTTTATCTTTTGCGTTATTTACTTTTGTTAGAATTTCATGTAGTAATGGAGCAGATGAACCTGCTGTATCCATACCATGTAATTGTGATGTTGTCATTGGCATAATGCCCTCCTCATGTTGTTATGTAAAGGGGTAAGTCTCCCTACCCCTATACAGATATTTATACTTAATGAGAATTAAGCATTTTTATATGCGAACGGAGTCCCATATAATTTTTTAATACCAGCAGCGATAATCGCTTTTGTAGGAACACCCATTCTGTAAGAAGTACCTTGAGCAGTTTTGTTAACATAAATCATGTTACCTTCAGCTCTTAAAGTATCAACAAGTGCTCTTGGCGATACTAAATCGAATCTGCTTCTTAAAGTTTTCCAAGTCACAGATTGACCTTTTGATAAAAGATTTAGAACCTTTTGTCTTTTAGACAAAGTTTTTCTGCCTCTAGTTTCAGTTTTTTTTGATTTTGATACAACTCTTAATGAGTCTTTTGTAAATAATGATTTAAACATTTATTCACTCCTTTTCTATTATATATTGGCATGATTTAAAATTACTAACTTTGCCATTATTAGTAATTATCCCAAAGTGCTTTATGGAATTCTTAAAATTTCTTATAATCAATTGTAATAGCATAAATATCTTTACCTTCACCTTTTGTTGTAACAGACTTATCAACCCTTTCTTGTAGAGGGTGTTTCATATGTACATGTCTTAACAACATAGAGTTAATCGCCTCTAGTATTAGTTTATAGTCACTTAAAAACGTTTTGTCTGTTATACTAATATTCTCATCTCTTAATGTCAATAGCAATGACTCTGTCAACTGTTCAGATATTGCCTGTACATAAACCTTGTTATGTTGCAATCTCATCATCTCCTGTCGTTTAGCGTCTAATTCCTGTGCCTTTTGATTAGGTCTTACCTTTGGTATTTTAGGAAACAATATAATGTTATTATCTTTTTTATCTGCCATTAACATTTTTGTTTTCTAAAATCTTTTGAATAATTTTTTGGATATTTTATAAATGGTATTCCAAAAAGTTTCCAAGATAATCTTCTCAATTCATATGGTTTTTTAACACCTGTAATAAATGATAATATTTTACATAAAAAAGCTCTTATTCTTAAAACTATTAAGTGAGTTCCTTTTTCATCTGCAATAATATATCTTTTGTTGCTAAATTTAATCATTTTTTAATATTTCACCTTTAAAATTACATAAACCTTTATCAGCAAAATACTCAACTAACTCATTGTATCCACCAATGTGTTTATCGTCAATTATTATTTGTGGCATAGTTCTTACTTGTTTACCTACAGCCTCGAATAACTGTTCTGGTGTAGTAAAATCTTTGCCAAACATTTTTTCTTCGTACTGAAAGCCTAGTGTCTTAATTAAGTGTTTTGACTTATCACAAAATTGACAATTAGGCTTTGAGTATATTGTTATATTATTGCTCATTAGCAATTACCTCTACTTCGTCATATGCCTTATCAGCCATTTCCTTTAGTTTGAAAGCGTCAACTACGGTTTCAACAGAGTAATTATACATCTTATTGTACTCACCCATAGGTAATCTTAAACCAATCCAAGCACGATAGTAACCGTTCTTCGTAAGTGTTACTTCCTGAGCAAACACTTCGTATCCTCTAACTTGTGTTTGTTTTATGATATTGACTAATGTAGTTTCTACATCTGTTACAACAGTTTTATTAGTATTCTTACCTAATTCTGTAGTAAATATTTTTGCTTTCTTATTCATCTCACCTTTTACTTTATCAGCAAGTTCAGCCTTTGCAATCATCATACCCTTTTCAATTGCAAGTTCTAAATCTGGTGAAACACTTGTACCGACACCAAAGATACAAACTTTATCTTTGCCTTTGCCGAACGTTTTAGTACCACATTCTTTCTTCTCGTTATAATCTTTCATATACCAAGATGGTACTTTAAGGACTTGTTTATCCTTTTCTTGTTTGATTTTATAAGTGCTACTAGAACAATTTGCAAGTAACAGACCTATAGAACCGATCATTATATATTTGAGTATCTTACTCATTCACCTTCTCCTTTACATTATTAAACACATTATATACTATTTCTTTTGTTTTGTCAACAGCCTGTGTTTTCTCAACGGTTGACGTAAATGGATCCCATGCAAAAGCAAGGATAACCCACAATATTGTAAGTGTCAATAGACCTCTTATCATTTTTGTACCTCCCAATTACCGTCTTTATCAAGGCAAACTTTGCCAGGTTTATGATAAGCATGTTTCGGCCTTTCATAATATCTGCAATAGGCAGGTGTAAACATATCTCTATAGTAAAATTGAGCATACAACTCCCAATAACTAGGACCATCGTATGCCTTTCGGCCATCTGCACATTCTACTACTTCCTGTTTAACAATCTCACCATTGTCTAATTGCTTAATTTCTACTTTAATGAAACAATATTGATCTTTGATAGGTTGTATTTTATCATATTCAACTTTTGTACCATTGTTTTCTAATGCCTCTAGTTTCTTCATTGTGTTTTCAAATGAGTCTTCAGCAAATGCTTTATCCATTACTACAGCAAATAATACTAATACTGCAACTGAAGATAACATCAACAAATATTGTTTAATCATTTATTATCGCCCATCTGCCGTCAGGCATTTTACACGCCTCATGCCATTGCATTTGTCTATACGGATTACCATATAGTATAGTATCAAAGAATCTAGTGTTATCTAAATTCTGATCGTGTGTAGTTTCAATCATTGTACATTTAATAGGTCCTTTTAAATAGAAACCTGTAGTTTTAATAATACCATTACTTTGTGTTTTAGGGTTTTGCCAAGTAGTAAACCCTGGACTATTAGGTGCATTGTCTAAATGATCTATAAATGCTCTTGTCATTAATTGATCATCTGTTTCGCCGTTCATAATGTCAGCACCTTTAAATGATCCTGCAACTGCACAAGTAGCAACGACAGCAGGATTATCTGATAAGTATTGCCAACATGCTGTACCAGCAACAGCCGCTGTAGTGGACGCACCAATATAGGACTGTTTACTAGCACAATTAGAGAGCAACAACAAACAACTAATTAAAAGTAACTTCTTTAACATTTTCTTTTTCTTTTAATCTTTTTTCTTCTTCTCTTTCTTTTTGTTTTTCTGTAAGTTCAGCAAGTCTTTTGTCATGTTCGTATTCTGCAAGAGTCTTACCGAAACCGACTTTGTAAAAATGATCAACTGGCACAGGCGATTGATACGCAAGCAACAGTTTATCAAAATTAATATCTAAATTTCTGTACATTTTAGGATTTGCTTTTTTAGTGTCAACATGTGATTTCAATACAGCAATTCTGTTTGTAAACACATTTTCATACGGAGGTTTAGATTTAGATTTTGCAATGTCTTTTTGTTTTGCAATCTTAAATTCTTCAAATATAGTTTCTTTAGTTATCATAATATAGTCCTTTTGTTAGTTTATTCATTAATTCTATCATAAAATAGTCTATTTGTCAAGCGTTAAAAACCCTATATATCATAGGGTTTTTGGTCACTACCCACTACTTTACACATGGATTGTATGTCATCTATAAGGTGATTCACTTCAGCATCCCGCTCAGGCGTTTTGATGTGATTATACTTTAGGTTGTATAACTTATCTGCCTGAGCTTTGATACTATCAATCTTCTTACAAAAATCACTAATCTTGTGTAGCATTTTTCTTCCTAAATATGTTTAGAATTGACTCTTTTGTATTAGTCAATTGAGCTTTACTATCTGCCCAACTCTTTGTTTGATACTCAACAATTTTGTTTTTCTCATTTGTTAACCAGTTAGTTACTGGATTAGC